GGGGTTAGGAATACCATTGTTAAAGTTAATAAATAAACTAGGAGCTAATCCATTTTGTATATTAGATATATGGTAGTTAGATACTTCACATTCTAAATCAGCATACTGTAAACAAGCTTGATAATCAGGAGTAGAGTAATAGTAAAACCCACTTCTATAAGGCTTAATTATATATATCTCTTCTCTTTGTGATTTACTTCCGTGTTTAAAACAAGGTATTCTTTTAGGCTTATCACTAGGTTTAGCGTCAGACCATTTAGGGTGATAGTAGTATGCTTGTATAATTCCTTTAGAGTTAGCTTTTTCAGCTCTTAAAGTCTCCATAGGGAAATGAGATACTTTTAATATCTTAGTTTTATTTCTATTATAGGTAAGCTTAATTGCAGCTTGTCCTAATTTCTTTCTGTCTATTACTACCTTCTTGATTTCTCTAGGTCTTAATAGCTTTTTCATTCTTACATAATGTTCTGGTAACAACTCAGAGTTAGTAGATTCTATACCTCTACCAAATACCATATCAGCAATACCATTATTACATCTAGCGTTAGTTGGACTAGAAGTGTCTAAGTCAATAAGTCTACCAAAGTAGTTATTATCGTCTCCCCAAGAAACCCAATCTCTATTGTGAACTTCTTTTACTTCTGGTGCTTCGTAAGATGATAAGTTAAGTACCCTTACGTTTTGTTGTTGTTTCTTATTCTCCATTATATAATGTATGTATTATCATTTATCTCTCCTGTAGGTTGCGTATATCTATCTTGAGATATTATATGCTTAACCGTATAGTCGTTTTGACTAGTACAGAATATTTTATCTCTATAAGCTAAGTTATCATCTGCTTCTATCTCCATAAAGTAAGTAGAGCCTTCAGATAGTATAGAACTAGAGAAGTCTAATGTTGTGAAATTACTATCACTACCCACTACTGCATCAGTTATTGTTTCAGACTTAGCATCTCCATCTCTTCTTAACCTAATAGATAATGTTATAACAGTAGATAAGTCTACTCTAGGCATTATAGATATTGATTGAGATGTTGTTATTGGTTGTAATATTATCATACTAAGATAACTATTTTTAATTATTTTGTTTTAAATAAAAAAAGCCTCACATAATGCAAGGCTTTAATTAGTATTTAAGGTATTCTTTATTATACTCCTTCAGTAACTGTAAAACCTACAGCAGAAATAGTATCTCCTAAGAAGTTAGCAGGTGCTTTCTCCATTCCTGAGAATGTTAAAGTATATCCACTCATATCTCCCATAGAAGCTCCAGATACGATAGTACCACCAGATACATCTAATCCGTGTTCTAAACCAGCAACAAATACGTTTCCGTTATTGTCTTCTACTAAAATAGTAGGACTTCCGAAAGCTAATAACTTAACTGTCTTATGGTCTTCTTTGGTTAATTTAGTTAATTGAAGCTCTAAAACTTGTTCAAAAGTAGTAGTTCCATTCTCACGAGAAGAAGTAATGTTCTCCGTATAAGTAGAAGCTCCTTTGATGTCAAACTTGTATGCAGAAGGTGTTCCTGCAACAGCATCAATAACATCTGTGTCTGTAGAGTCATAGGTAACAGCACCTAAGTCTCCTTTGTTAACGAAGTAAACAGCGTTTAATCCACCAACTGAATCTTTACAAGGCTCTAAACGACCTCTTGAAATATCACAACTCATTATTTATATATTTTTAAAAGTTAATAAAAAAGGGTAAGCAGATTAACTACCTACCCTTTTTAGTTTATATTATACTAATCTTAGTTAGCAGCGTTAACGATTCCGTAAGTTACGATATCTTCAACAATTCCATACTGAACACCAGCAGTAAATCTCATAATGATTCTTACGTTTTGAGAACCATCTAAGTCAGCCATATCTAAAATCTTAACTTCGTTTTGGTCTGACATCAAACCAGTTCCGAAATGTAAGTTATCTTTAGTAGTAGCAATCATAGTATCAGAAGCAAGTCCGTTAGCCATAAAGATTTTTACACCATCAAAGCTCTCGATATTGATATTCTGATTGTTTCCTTTATCTTGGAAACCAGCAGCTCCTTGACCTCCAGATTGGAAACCACCTAAAGCTCTCTTGTAAGCTCTAAATACGTTTTGAGCAACATAAATCATTAAGTCATCTCTTCCGTATAAAGCAGCAGGAATAGCATCTACAACTTTTCCTAATTCAGCTACAACGTTAGAAGCGTCTACAGTAGTACCAGCAACTTCGTTTGCAGCAGGTAAATCAGCATCAGCAGCTAATAAAGTAGAAAAACCATCATACTCTCCAGCAGTAGCGTTAGCTCCTCTCCATACATTGATTTCTTGTTTCTGTGCTACTTTAGCAGCAACGTGACCGATTAAATAGTCTTGGAAAGAAGAAGGTAAGTTATCGAAAGCAGAATATCCCATTGAGATAGCATCCCAGTCAGAACGGAAATCTTTCTTACATAATTCTAAGTTTACTTGAAATTCTTCTGGTTGAAGGATTCTTTCAGTAAGTGTTAATGTAGAAGTGTCAGCGAAATCACAAGTACCATCTTTTACGATACCGTCTAATTCTAATCTTTTTACAACTTCTTTAAATTTAACGTTTGGTCTAATAGTTAAACCTCCGTTAGCGATTGTGTTACCAGCTAATAAAGCTGCCGAGATGTATTTCCCAGCACTTTCTCCAGCATAGGTAGTAGTAATACTTGTACTTGTTGCCATAATTTTAGCGAATTTTAAATTTAATTTAATTAATTATTAATCATTGACCACACTCGTTCGGCAGCAGTCATTCCTTTGTTATTAAAATTTTTCTGTCTAGTCTCAGTTACACTCTCAGGAGAATGCACTACTTCTTCTTCTACTTCTTCAGAAAGCTCTACAGCCTCTTTTTCTTCAGCAGATAATTTAGCAGGAACATCAGCCTCAGCATAATCAGATTTGTCTTCCATCATTGCTTTAATCATAGATAACAATTCTTGCTTAACTTGAGATAGTTCTTCTTGAGTAGCAAAGTTCATTTGAACTGGTGCTTCCACTGCAGGTGCAGCTTCTTTCTTAGGCTCTTCTTTCTCTTCAGCTAATTCAACTGCTTCTTCAATTACCTCTTCTTTAGTCTCTTCTGTAGATAACTCTACCTCTTCAACTTTTTCTTCGATAACCTCTTCAGCAACCTCTTCTGTAGATAAGACAACCTCTTCTGTAGCCTCAACTTCCTTAGCAACTTCCTCTTTCGATAAGCCTACTAATTCTTTGATGCTTGTAAGAATTTCTTTACTGTTCATAATTGATTGTTTTTATATATTAATATAACTATTTTTATTCTAACTGTTTTATATTCAAACATATAACACTAATAACCAAAGGGTTAACTTAATAACCCTCTGGCTTGTAGTTTGTTATGTTAATCCGTTAATGTTCACAGTTTCTATATCATTAGATACCATACTGTTAAACTGCAACTCAGTGGTGTTTTGGTCTTCAGGTCCAGCTTGATTTCGAATACCGTTAGGGTAAGCGTCATAAGTACCATCTCCCATTAACCATACTTGAGTTGCACGATAACAACTTTCAGTACCAATAGCAAAGTTAGAAAAGTCTCCTGCTGAAGTAATAGGTCTAAATAGTTCACCAATTTTATAATCATCCATCCACTTTGTAGGGTCAGTAATCATTAAATCAATTTCAGTATCAGTAGGCATAGGTTGATTAATTCTCAATGTAGTTACTACCATAGAAGCTACTTTACCTTGAAAACTTCTATTAGAACCTCTACCACCTATAGTTAACTCTCCTGTAATAGCTTTATCCATATCAGCTCCAGTGCTTGTCCAAGCTGAAGAAGTTGATAAGTTAGAACCAATAGTCCAGTTATTACTTCCACTATTCATTAATCTAATATCAAACATTGCTGCTAATGCAGTTGCTGTAGCGTTTGAACCACTTTGTCTAGTTCCGTTATTAGCTATGTAAACTCCGTACCAATCATTGTGCCCAAGTGCTGTTGCTTGAATCGTACATTCGTTATACCCTTGTCCTTCACGTCCCCAACCGTAGTATAGTTTCTTGCTAGAGTCTAGTCTTAAATACATATTGTCATCATTTGTTCCAGCTCCTTCTCCACTATTCCAAATATGTTGGTTTGACGAAACATTGTCTATCTTGAATACTATAGCAGTAGCAAAAGGTCTAACACTACTACCATTAGCAGTATAACCTGAATTACTAGGTGCAGCAATGTTCGTAGCATAACCATTCATATGCAAAGGACTTACTGTATAGTAGTTAGCTGCTTGTTTTAAGTACTCACTACCACCACTAAAATCTAAAGCCTTAGTCCAAGATGTATCGTTAGTTTGAACTGGAGCTACATCTGTAGCTGTTATAGTTAGACTACCAGTTGAACTACCATAAGAGTTAGCTCTTGTTACTGTAACAGTATAAGTAGTATCTGCTCCAACATCAGTTAAAGTACCTTGAATAGTAGAATAGTTATCATATACTAATCCACTTCCACTAGGTGTAATAGATACGCTAGTAGACCAAGATGCACCTGCAGGAGTTACTTGTAAATTTACAGCAGTACCTTCCTCTTGAGTTATATCACTACCACTAAATTGAGTAGGTGTTAAATCAGAGTTAGTTAAGCTAGTTATCTCGGTAAACAAAACTGTCTGCCCGTCAAATACCATATTGTAGGGAGCGCTTACTCCTGCCATTTGTCCGTTATCAGGCATATACCAAGTAGTGTTTGTAGGGTCGTCAGCGTATGTATGTGTATGCGTTACGCCTTCAGATACTCCTGCTGTAGTCTCGTGATAGTACTTAGCCTCTTCTTCAGTAGCGAATAAAGGGTAGTTAAATACTCCATCAGGGCTCTCTATGTGTCTGAAATACATAGTAGGTGCTGCAGTTAATTGACCTTTTGATAAGGACTCGAATGTAGCTCCCACATCTCTACCTATATACATAAGTCTATAATCTCCATTCACAGCAGCAGAGGATAAGTGTTTGCTTACGATAAAGTTAACACCATCTGTAGAGCTCCACACTGTAAGTTTGCCTTGATTGTCAAAACCTATCCTAAAGTTAGTTGCTGCAAATCTGTTACCTTCAGTAGCAGGTAATCCCGACCAATTATGTTGATTTAAAGTTACAGCACCTAAGTTGTTAATAGGTTGACCGAAGTATACATAAGGGTTTATTAAGTCTGTAGAAGTGTCAGCGGCAATAGTTGCAATGGAATGTGTGTCCGCATCAACTAAAGAAACTGTATGGTTTGAACCTAAGTTCACTTCAAACTCGAAGTATTCTCCTAATGCACTTAGTCCTTCTTCAGTGATAAATCCATTATCTGAATTAGTACCTGAAGCTGTTGCAATCCCATCATTTAAAGTACCTAAGGCATCTCCTAATAGAGTTATATTTGTGTCTCCAATAGTAGTAGGTGTGTCATCTACTTTTAATAAGTGAACCTTTGGCAAGCTAAATACTCTAGCACCTGTATGATTAGTTTTTATACCTAATCTATATTCAGAACCTTGAGGTACAGGGTATGAAGTTCTAGCGTGAGGCTCCCAAGTTACACCA